CAAATCTCCGATGAGGAGGCTGATTTAAAGATTAAGTTTGTAAAGCAGTACGGTGCCAAAGAGTGGGATGCGCTGCTTAAGATTAAGCTGGACATTGAAAACATGGAACGCAAGAATAACGAAGAATTCCAGCATGATTTAAAGGCAGTAAGGCGGGTACAGTTTTGGTGTTTTATGGCTGCATTGATTGTGACTCTGTGGCTCAAGTTTATTTTGGGAGCGTTTTAAATGAATATGCAAGATGTGCTAAAGGCGGTTATTCCAATCTTAGTTGCCTGTATAGCGTGGCTGCTCGGCCAAGTATCTTCATTTCAAACACGCCTAACTCAAATTGAGGGCAAGATGCCAGCTTTAATTACGAGCGAAGGCGTACCAACTGACAGCCCAATTTCTGCAGAAAAACGGGCAAAAATCAGAGAAGAAATTTATAAAGAAATACACGAACTTCATGTGCGAGTTAAATTATTAGAGGAAAGAAACAAAAAATGATGGACACATTAATTGGACTTCTTAAAGGTGTTGCTCCTGTCTTGGCTACTGCTGTTGCTGGCCCTGCTGGCGGCGCTGCTGTGGGCTGGATCGCTTCTAAGCTAGGGATTGATGACGCTACCGTAGAGGGCGTAACCCAAGCGCTTACCGGCAACCCTGAGATGGCCTTAAAACTAAAAGAATTAGACCTTGAGTACGCCAAATTAGAGGCTGCAGACCGTGATTCTGCGCGCCAGGCATATGCAACCGTAGCCACAAGCGAACACGCTACCAAGCTGGATAAGTCCGTAGTGCCTATTTTGGCGCTCGGCACGGTAACTCTTGCATTTCTATTTATCGCTATTTTAATGTTCCGTGATGTGCCAACCGACCAGCAGCAAATGGTTATTTTTGCGCTTGGATTTATTACCAGTTCAGCTGGCCAAGTGTTGTCTTTTTACTTTGGATCAAGCCAGGGCAGTAAAGACAAAAACAAAGAAATACAGGAGATGATGAAAAAATGAACCTCAGTCCACATTTCACCCTTGACGAACTGACCCATACGGATCACCGTCAATTTGACAATACGCCCAACGCCTCGGAGATGGCCAACCTTGTACGCCTGGCTGCGTTTTTGGAAGATGTTAAGACCGTTTTAGGCGGTAAACCCGTAATGATTAACTCGGCATTTCGATGCAAGCAGGTCAATGATGCGGTTGGATCGCGGGACACCAGCCAGCACCGAATTGGGTGCGCAGCCGACATTCGAGTCCCAGGCATGACCCCAGATGAGGTGGTCAAGGCGGTTCGGGCTGCTGGCATTGGATATGACCAGGTCATTCGCGAGTTTGACCGCTGGACCCATATCTCAATCCCTAACAACCCAGAGGATAAACCTCGGCAGCAGGCATTGATTATTGATCGCAGCGGGACTCGTCCTTACGCGTGATACACTATATGTAGGTTTCTTTGACCTCCTTTATGTCCTCTGGCCCTACCTTTTTGGTGGGGCTCTTTTTTTCGTAAATGATGGCATCCATGTAACCCTCACGATATGCATCGTGAACGGCCTCCAGATGCCCCAAAAACAACAAAACTGCGCCTACAATCAGTAAAGCGGGGCGCATGAGACATCCACGACAATATCCCTAGTCATGCCGCCGACCTTGCGCTTGGCGTAAATCACCACCGCTCTGGTCTTGGCTACCTGGCAATCTTGAATGGCCGTCACAACCTCAAGACGGCTCATGGAATGGACCTTGTCATCGACTACCAGCTGCTGCTCTGGCATGGCCTGCTTATCCGGCAAAATGCCGCAGCCACTAAAAAACACCAAACAAACCCCGGCTATGATCATTTTCATATCTCCCTCCTAGAATGGGTTGTCATCATCAATGGAACCGGAATATGACCGAGAAGGGTATTTTCCGGCGCTTTGGGGCGTTTCTGGCTGAGAGTCGGGTTTGGGTCCAGCGAACTCTAATTCGCCCACCCTAGCCCTCAGATTTACGCCCTCGGAGCCATCCTTGCGCTTATAGGTTTCTATGTGCGGCTCTGTCATACTGACGAATAACAACTGGCCTTTGGCAAGATGCGGCTTTAGTTTCTCGCAGCGGTCTCCCCACATCGTGCCATTGACCCATTGGGTCGGCTGCTTACCATCGACCTTACGACCATAAGAAAATGCCAAGGATAAATCCATGATGGCCTTACCATCTGGCGTATAGCGAACTTCTGGTTCATTGCCCAAGCGGGCTAATCCGAGCATTAACATTAAAAACTCCCTTTATCAAAGTAATTCGATTCGTCATTAAAAAAGTCAAAAAGTGCATCGCATTCGGCCAAAAACTTCTCGGCAGCTGCATTGACCTCGGCCAACTCCTCTGGGGTCGGTGTGTATTTCTTGATAAACAAGTCTTTACCCTCACCCATGCGCGGGTCGTAGGACACAAACCAGACATCCTTACCGGTGCAGGCCGACTGCAGCAGCATCTGTGGTTTGTAATCGTCTGGAATAACCTGGTTGGCCACATACTTCATATGGGTCTTAGTCTTAGGGCATTTGACCTCGATCAAGCAGCCATCGGACACGAACCCATCTGGGCTCACGCCGCAATGGTCAATGCTGGGATGGTCAACAAAGCCAACATCGGTGACCATAAGGCCGGTACGGGTCTCAAAGGCCTCTTTAGCGGCGCACTCCTGGTCTACTCCCCATTGCATATCCGAGGTCATGTATTTGTCGGCAAAAGTGTTGGTAATGCGCTCGGCCACAATCTCGTAGCGCAAGTTCTCGCGCTCACTTGACTCCCTGCCAGACTTTAAGAAGTTCATGGCCGCAGCCATCCTAGAACCGGTTAACTTACCGAGGCGGTCATTCCACCAGGTTCCGTCTTGTTGAAATGGGTTTGGTTCACGCACTTTGCTCTCCTTTTAGTTTGTCGTTATGTTTAGCTGCCAAGTCACGCACTAATTCGCGCTCGTCTGCTGCCAATGTTTTCCAAGTAGCTGTTAGCTGATCGGAACTGGTAGTTGCGGTAATTAAGGCCTCAATCTCGGCTTTAGTGCGCGTTGATTTGGGCTTGGCGCGAGATGCATTGTTGCCATCATCGTCCTCTGGGGCAATGCCACACGCCGCCTGGAGCGAATACCGGCGGGCATAAGTCATTGCTGACCCGTACCCTTGGGCATCCTGTTTGGTAGCCGGCACATGGAGTTTGCCGCCAGAAATCATCTCGCCAGACTCATGGATAAAAATGGTCTCGATAATGATTCCATCCGCACATTCGTGCGAGTGCTGAACCAAGGCAATTCCATTCTCGTTAAGGGCATCAATCACCGCCTCAACGCAAGCAGCCAGGTCGGCATAGCGTGATTTGAAGTGTGGATTGGTGGACGATTTAAGCGCTGGACCAAAGGCCTTTTGCGCTTTGACTAATGCGGTTGCTATTTTTTGCATATTCTCTCCAATTAAATAAACAGTAAAAGTAAACAAAACACCACAAAACCTACTGCAGCCAAGGCCTCCATCCAAGGCGATTCTTTTTTAGTAAACACATTGCGCTGCCATTTATTGGCCTCAAAGTTCGTTTTTCTCATGCTGCTTTTCTCCCTTTGCGGGGCGCGGAGATGTAACGGTAGACCGCAAACCGTACACCGTTTTGCTTGACCATCTCGGTCATGATGTCCCAACCCTCGGACTTGAGTACATAAATAATGTCCGCCAAGCGCGTGGCGTGATAGCGCTCGATTGCCTCCCAGCTGGTTATTTTGCGTTTGGTGATTAAATGATTTGCAACTAGATTGATTTTGGTATCTTTCATACTTCCTCCACGGTTATTTTGTAATGACGGGCATTACAGTCAATGACGAACAACTCCTTTTTGGTACTACGAAAATGACCCTCTGGGCTCAAGTCATAAAAGACAGGACCCGCGCCCATAATGATTGCCAATGGGTCTTTAGCGTTTAAGGCTTTTTTAGTTATGTTGGCGATGTAGTCGCAGTAAACTGGCTGCGCTAATCTTTCTTGCTGCTCCAACTGCTGCTGGTGATGTAATGCTTGCGTATCTTCCATTTCTTCTCTCCAAAAAATGGAGGGGCGAACCCCTCCGGTTAATTAACGGCTAACGGTTTTTACTGCAAATACTGCG